GCTGATAGTAAAAGCTCCCGCTGGCCGTCCAGTTCACCGGAACGGTGACCGTCAGGGTGGTGGTGGTTGCCTTTCCGTTCCACGTCGTCCGCTCCGACGCCGTCAGGTGCGCTGTGGTGTCGCCCGTGTGGGCTGTCAGGTTGGCCTGCACCACACCCGCTGCTCCGGACGGGTCCGCCCCAACTTCCGCCGCCGTGTGGGTGTGATCAGCCGCCGCAAAGGATCCGGGCGCTTTCCCGCTGTCCATCAAATTTCCGCTACTGTCCAGTGCCGCGAAATTTCCAACCGCCGCAGGAACGATTTTATCAGTCTTATCAGGCACACTTGCTAACGCCTCATTGAATGATGTCTCCGTTCCGCTATATCCCGCAGACACCGCCGCGTTATAAGCACTTTGTCCATCCGCGCCCGCTGGTCCCTGAATGCCTTGCACACCCTGTACGCCCTGTACACCCTGTACTCCTTGCGGACCCTGTGGGCCTTGGATCGGGCCGACATTCACCCATCCAACCGCGTCAATATCCCAGATATATACGACATTCGTGTTCTCGGTTCCGACCGTGTAGGCGTCTCCGTCATTTCCAGCCGGGTGCGCCGTTTGGAGCGCCGCCAGAGTGGGATACAGCCCCTTCACAGTGAAAGATGATCCGTCGTCTCCTTTGTCACCTTTCTGCCCCTGTATGCCTTGCACGCCCTGGATCCCCTGCTGCCCCTGCGCTCCGGTCGCGCCCTGAGCTCCCTGTACGCCCTGTGGTCCCTGCGGCCCTCGGATGTTATAAACCGGAGGCGGCGTGGCCGTGTCAGACAGCGCAAAGGTTAGGTTCCCAAGTCCATCCAGCGCCGGATACCAGGCCGCGCCCTTGTCTCCCTTTGGAATCGTGATATTCCAGATCGCGTCTTGCGTGGTTCCGACGTTTTGAAATACAACAGCGCTTCCAGCCGCGCCGGTGGCCACCGATCCGATAGTGATGGTTGCTGTGCGCCCGGTGGCGCCTGTGGCGCCGGTATCTCCCTTGTCACCTTTAATCCCGTTCACAATGGTATAGGTCCCGTCGTCTGTCACCTCGGAGTTGGCAAACTTCATCCGCGCTCGCTGCGTAACGAAATTTCCATCCTTGTCATAAATCAGATGCCCCGAGGAGCCTGTTACGGTCCATGTACTTCCATCCCCTGATACTTCAATAGCTCCGTCCGCATTCAGGCGGATGTATTTGCAGCTGTCGGATCCGTGCTGCACCAGTTGCTCTACCCCCGCCACAGTCAGCTCGTCAATCAAGGAGTTAAATGCAACCGCCACAACGCTTCTTATCAACCTGTCAAATACCGCTTTGTTGTCCGCAGTTGAACCGTTAAGCACATCCGGCGCGGAGCTAACACCGTTGGCATCCATCTGGGCTTCCGTGATCTTCTGTAAAGTGCTCATGCTCCTCTCCTATCCCTTGTAATTGCTCCCCGGCTCTTTCCATTCAATCCCGAATGAATAGATGCCGAAGGGCTCGTTCGTCTCGCTGTTCTTCAGTCGAAACCGCACCTTGTCCACTTTTTTGATTTTGGTCTTCCCCACCAGTGTGTGAGGCGTCCGGTCCGTGCTGAATACGAACTTTGCGAAGTTGATATAGCTCCAGTCGAAATACCGAGCTTTTTCCTTTGCGTCATAGATTTGACTCCAGATTCCTTGCTTCTGGGCATCTACTTTCACGCCGGTGAGAACCGCCGCGGCCAGCAGCACCGAAATGGAGGTTATGGTCTTATTTTTGAACATCACCCTGCCGCTAAAGTCGCTTGTCTCCCAGTATGCCTCAATGGCCTTCCCGTCGTCGTTGTAGCTTGCGGGGTCGTCCACGTTCACGGCAAAGCGGCAGATGGTCCCATCCGTTTTTCCAAAGCACAGCGCGTCTCCCTCTACCCACAGGCACCGGGCGTTAAGCTTTGGCCAGAAATAGGCCTCATACTGATAGGCGGAATAGGGATTGTTCTTTTCATAGGTCTTCTGCTGCCCGTCCAGCAGGTAGATATCTCCGCCCACGCTCAGCACGTAGAAGTCCCGGTACACCACCGCAAACGCCTCCACAATCCCTGCGGCATCCCGCAGCGCGTTTCGGATGAAGAAGCTGCGCTCCTGCGCGTACTTATCTCCGGTCAGTTCCTCCGCCGTGATGGCGTAGACCCCGGCCTTCGTCAGAAACACCGGCTCTTTGCCCATATAAGCGAAGCTGTGCGGTGCCGCCGCGCACTCGCCGATCAAAGTATTTGTGATCTTGAAAAGCGCCTCTCCCTTGTCGTCAAGGCTTCCCTGCCGCACCACCACGTTTCGCTCCCCATCGTCTCCGTCCATGCAGGTGGCAAGGGTGCTCCCCAGGATGGCGTAGCCTACCACCTTCCGGCCGTCTCTGGATACCTTAGTGTATCCGGTGTCCGGCCAAAACGTGGGGTCTTCATAGCCCGAATACCAGTCAAATCCCGCTTTGTCCGGATTTCCTGACAGAAAGATCCTGTCCGCCGCGCCGCCCACGCCATAAACCGTGTGGAGCGTGCATTGCTCAATATTACCCAGAGTCGCCCGATCCTTGGACGCCGTAATTTTCACGTTGTCCTGCCCCGTCACCGGCGAGACTCCCGGCACTGCGGTGAATGTGACGGTCCCCGCCGCGCGGTTGACAGTGAAGTCTGTCCCTTCCGTTTTTGCTACCCAGTCTCCGCCGCTGTTTAAAACCTCTGCTGTCACAGGGGTGCTGTCCAGATCCGTGGTGGTCAGCTGATACACCGTATCCGTGGCCGTCCCCAAAAACGTCTCCGTCCATTTGTTACCGATCATGTTTAGGGCCTCATAGGACGTTCCTCCGCCGCTTGGAGCCCGGCTGATGATGATAGTCGGCACATAGGGTTTTGCACTCACCAGCGCCGCGCTGGTGCCGTCGTAGACCCGGAAATGTGTCCCATCAAGGATGTAAAGTTTCCCGTCGAATTGGAACGCGTCGGAAAAGGCATCCGCCATGTCGGAGCACAATGCAGTGAACGCGGTTCCCTCGCGTTTATACAGGCTGGTCCCGGCGTGTACCAGCTGCGTCGCCCCCAGCGTGAACACGCCGTTGATTTTCCCGCCGTTCGGAGCGGTGGCCACGGTGGTATAGCCCATGCGCTTGCGCACCTTGCCCACCTGATCCCGGACCATGTTCGGCGCGGACGGTGAACGTGAGAAATCCACGTTGCTGGGGCTGTTGTTCAGATCAACGCCCCGAAAATACTCGTTGACCTTTGTATATTTGCTGTCCCCTTCCGGGATTGAAAAGGTGCTCATTCAGTTCCCCTTCTTCTCACCACCAGCCGGTGGTATTCTGGTAGCTTCCGCTTCCGGCCGGTCTCTTCCGGCAGCTTCCCTGAAGCTTTTGCAGCGCGTCTTCAAATTCATTCCGGTACTGCACCGCCATGGAGAGGTCATCGTCCTTGTAAATCTCGGAGGCCATGTACAAGGGCAGGAGCTCCGCAACTTCCCGGGGTACATTCAGCTCCGTCTTTCCATCCGTGGCGGAGGTGAGCAGGGTTGGATAGCGGAGATAGTAAATGGTCACAGTCTCGGCCTCGGCCCCGCTCAGTACAAAAACGCTCCCGTTTTCCACGCTGTACTCCGTCATGTGCTGATGGGTGCCGTCGATGTCCTGATAGATTTCGTCAGCGTCCAGCGCCCGGAAGTCTGTGCAGTAGTCCTTCAGCTCCACCTGGTAGGCTGCGGTGGTATTCACCGGCAGCGTGAGCTTCCCGGCTTCCTCCACTGCCTCCGCCGCGTCCGCTGAAATTACGATGGAAAACTTGCCCCGAATGGGAATCAGGGCCGTCACCATGTCCAGAGCGTCATTGCACACCCCCGGCATGGCGTTGATGTACTCCTTGTTGCCGTCGTCCTCCGTCAGCTCCGCTGTCTCGTTGGAAAACATCAGCTGCAAGGTCTTCAGTTTGATTTCAGCCCAGGTCATTGAGGCCCCCTCCTTTGCATAAAAGCCCGGGAGAGCGTCCCCCGGGCTTTTGTTGTGTGTTTTACAGGTTCGATCCGCCAGTGACGCCGCCGGCCAGTGCGAACCGCCAGTCCACGAAGCCTCCCGTCCAGCGGGAGAAACCGTTCCAGAGGTTGTTGTCGTTGTTGTCGTCGACCACGGACTTCACATCCAGTTTCGTGCGGTCCAGGAACACCGGGCCGTCCTGGTCCTCAAAGAACTTGCTATCCAGCAGGAACCACGGGGATCCGGTTACGCCCATCAGACTCATCATGTAGGTGAGGTACGGATCCACCATCACGTTCCACTTACCAAACTGGAAGTTGAAGGCGTTGTTGGCGGTGGTGGGGTCCTTATCCGCACCGATGGCCCCAAATACCGTCCGCTTCAGGACAGGATCGTTGGGAATCCAAATGGTGTCCGGGGCCACGCTCAGAAGCTCGCCGGTGTCGCCCTTGGAGTTCTGCATGGCCGCCTCGGCCTTGTCCAGAGCGGTAACAGAGAACGCGTCGGCGTACAGATTGCTCTGCTTCTTGCTGTCCACCAGATTGGGATGGACCTTGGAAAACAGGGGCTGCTTATCTGCGGAGCTTGTCTTGAACTTCTTTCCCTTGTAGGTCACGGTGGTTCCGGAGAGTCCGCCCAGATACAGCGCCCGGCCGAAGTTCTCCCTGGTTCGGTTGTAGGAAGTCACCAGCTTGCTGGCTTTCTTCTTCATGGAGCCGATCTTGTTGTCGTCGGCCATCTCCCGGGTGACCACAAAGCGGTTCTTCCAGGTCATGTGCTCCAGCGTCTGGTCGAAGCCCTCGCCGAAGTCGTTCTCGGGATAGGTGCCGCCCTCTCCCACAGGTTCAAAGTCGTCCATGGCGGTGTCGCCGGTGTATTTCTCACCGAAGTTGCGGCTGGTGTCCATGCGAAACAGGTGCTTCAGCAAACTCTCCTGCTCAAAGCCCTCTCCCCTTTTCTCAATGTAGCTCTTGATGGGGAACTGGGATTTTCCAAACCGGCTGTCGTTCTGCGCGCCGGCAATGCTGACTGTACAAAAAGCCATTGTGTCTGTCTCCTTTCCTTAGAAGCTGACGATCACAACGGAGCCAACCGTCTGACCGTCAATCCTCTTGATCGTTGCCACGCCGGAGGTTGTTGTGGCTGTTACCTGCAAAGCGCCGGCGTCCAGTGTCACCTTGTCTCCCGCTGCCAGTGTCACGCCCTCGGCAGGCGCTGCGCTGAGCGTTGTCTGAAATTCCATGTAGGGCTGTACCTCCGCGCACGGAACATCCCCGTTGTCGTCCGCCAGACCCAGCGCCACATAGGCGGGCTTTGCGGTGGCGCCGCACTTGGTCAGCTTTCCGCTGGCAAGCACCAGCGCCTCTCCCGCCGTAATGGTCTCGCCTGCCGTTCCCGGCAGATACTCAAAGGGCGTGGTCAGGCCGACGCCCATTTTCTTAATGCTGAACATTTATAAACTCCTTCCTGCGTCAGCGGCAGGACTTCTCAAATTTCGTCCAGTTCTTGGCGATCTCTTCATCCGTGGCATCCGGAAACCACTCCCGGTAGGCCGCGGCCTGTTCCGCCGGAACGCTGACCCCCGCCGCGCCTCCACCGGCGCCGCTGAAAAGTCCCTGCTTGCTGCGCGTCTGATTGATGGCGGTCTGCTTCGCGGCCGCCAGCCGTTTTTGCTCAATGTCTTTCCGGTTTGCAAGGTAGAACGCCTCTTCCAGCGTGTTTCCCCGCTGTACATACCGGTTGAAATCCGCCGCCGTGGGCATCTTTGCAATGTCCTCCAACGACTTGACCGCGGGGTCAATGGCGGTGATCTTCTGCATCTCCGCCGCGATGGCGCTCTGTGCCTGCTGTTCCGCCACCCTGGCCTGCTGCTCCCTTGCTGCGGCTGCCGCCTGCTGGGCTGCCACAACGGCAGGATGCTGCGCCACTCTCTGGTCAATCAAGCCCTCAATCACTTCCGGCTTGATTCCGGCTTCCTGCATCGCCTTTTCCTGGTCCTGACGCTGCTTGTTGGTCTGATAGGCTCGGAACTCTGCTTCTGTGGTGATGGGCTTGCCAGTATAGGGGTCCATCTGTCCCTGGAACATATCCGCATAGATTTTATCCACCCGCGCCTGCTGGGCCCGGTCATATGCGTCCTGCTCCCGCTGACGCCGCTGCGCCGCCTGCTGGTGCCGTTCTTCGGCACTCTGTTCGGCTGGCTGGGTAGGAGGCTCAGCAGGAGCCCCCGGTTCTTCTGTGGATGGCTTTTCTGCGGGTTCTCCGCCCTCTTTAGGCTCTTCTGCGCCGACCGGGGGTTCGTTGCCTTCTGCGACGGGTTCCTGCTCACCGCCCGGTGTTCCATCATCCGCCGCGGGGGGATCCGTGTCCTCTCCCCCGCCGTAATCGCCGAAAACTTCCTGATAATCAGGGTCAATTTTAAATGCCATTGTCTTTTCCTCGCTTTCATGGATTTTTTCGCTATCCCTGCGGTTTTATCGTGGAATCGGAAATTTACTTTCCGTCTCTGGTGCCGCTGCGCAGGTCGTTGCCGGTCTGCTTCACGGTGCCCTTCTTGCTGGGTGCGCTGCCGTTGGGTGCCTGCACAAACTGGCTTCCCTGGCTCTTGATCTTGCCCGCATAGCCCTTGTTCTCCATGGTCAAATCCTCCTTCCGCCCATACTTGGCTTTTTCCGCTGACCAAAGCGATCTGAAATATTAGTTGAGCTGCTGTTCCAGCTTCTGCTGCCCGATCTCTTTCTTGCAGTTCTCACACTGCGGGTTTCGGCAGCTGAAGGTCAGCACCCGGTATAGCTTGGTTGTCGTGAGAGAGCTGTTGTCTCCCGTCACAAGATTGTGGCTTGCGCTGATGATGGCTTCCATCCCGCACTTTGGGCATTTCATACCGTCGCTCCTCCATTCATCCCCGTGTTCGCCGCGGCAGGTGTGGGCACGGTCGGAGGCGCGGTCTGCGTCTCCAGCTGCTCCTGCAAATTCTTCTTCACGGTGGCCGCCATGGGATAGTGCTCCTTTTCCATGACCTCCCAGAACAAAATCAAGCTCCGCAGGTCAGTCGGCGGGCCATAGGCCCCCTGCTGCAAATTCATTCGGTTTTCCTGCCACAGTTTCTCCCGGTCGCTGGCTAGCGGGGCCGATGCATCGCAGGAGAACAGAAACCGATCATTCCAGTAGGGCTGCCCGGCGTCGTCGAACTCCAGAAAGTCCCACCGGTTGAATTCCTTGTACTCCCGCTCTCCCCGTTCGTTGTAGCTCACCACCGGCCGTGGCTCGTCGGCATAGGCCAGCTTCAGCTGAAAAATCATCTGGAACAAATCCTGAAACAGCACCCGCTTCATGGCCTTTTTGCTGTCCAGCCGGCCGGCGGCCTGCTGCGCGGAAAACTGCTTCGCCACCGCCGACGTAGCCGTGGCGTCCTTTCGGCCCTGCATGGAATCCGTGATACCGATTTGCTGGCGGGCCTCTTCGTAAACCGCATTACGAAACGTCAGGTCTGCGCCTATGTCCACCTGCAAATCCCGGACCTGAATCCGCTCCATCTGACTCGGATCCGTGATCCGCGCGATCACCATGTCCTGATCTCCCACCTCCAGCTTCAGTTCTGCCGGCAGCGTCAGCACGCTTCCTCCGCCCAGCACCTTTCGGTTGATTTTGGTGGAGAGCTTGTTCATGGTGTTCTGCTGGTCCTCAATGGCGTCCACGTCGCTGGCGCCCAGAAACTCCCCGTACAGGCTCACGTTTTTCCGGACGATGAGCGGGAAGCGGTTCGGCTTGTAGTACGGGATCTTCGTCGGGGCCGTTTTTACTGTCCCGGACACCACGCCCACGGAATTCATTCCGCCGGGCAGCTGACTCAAAATGCCTCCGGTCACGTCCATGGGGGCCATCGTCTCCGCCGCGTCCATCACCGGCTGTCCGAACTCATCCAATACCGGTGACTCCGCCGGAATCACCTCACCGTTGGTCTTCACGATGTCGTCCGCCAGGGTTTCGTACTCCTCCACCCGCTCTTCAAAGCTGGTGGAACCGCACTCCCGGCACTTCACGCCGTCGCCCACGGCCCCGCACTGCTTGCAGAGCTTCAGCCGCCGTGCCTGGCAGTCCTCCAGATGCTCCAGCACCGTGTCATTCACCCATACGAACCGGCCCACGCCGCCGTTTTTGTTCCGGTAGGTCGCCAGATGGACGGTGACCATTCCCTCCGCCGCGCCGTCGCTCCCCACGGTACGCAGCTCCGGTTCCTCCTCCGCCTCGTCGGTCATGTCCACGCCGTAGCGCCGCTTCACATACCCCTTGGTCTTCTCCGCGTCGATGAAGTACCACTCCATGTCCTCCATGCGGTAAACGCCATGCTGTGGAATGATCTTCTTCGGATGCAGCTCCGTCAGGCGAATCTCTCCGATGCTGGTGTGCGTCCCCTCGGTCACGTCCCACTCTGCCAAAAAGCCGTCTCCGCCCTGAATGGGGCAGGTACGCTCCGAAAGGTCCATCAGCTGCTCCATGGGCAGGCGGTCCAGTTCGTTCCGCAGCATGTCCTCGATGATCTTGGCAAGCGGCTCGTCCTGCTCCCGCATGGCCGTCACCTTGGGCTGGGGGATGTTGCTGTCCACCTGCGTCTCAATGATCTCCTGCACAATGTTCCGCACATGGGTGGCGCCGTCCTTGGCCGTGGTACCGCTGACGGTCTTGATCGTCCTCGCACCCCGGTACAGCTCCTCCCGGCGGTCCATCCGGTCCAGGTTCTTCTGATACTCGTCTTTGTCCTTGCGGTATCTGCTCTCCCAGATTTGCAGCAGCGCTTTGTCTTCCTGCTTTTTCATGCGTTCCTCCCGTCAAAACTCCCGATTGTTTCCGCCCGTCCGTGCCAAAAACTGCTCCACGGTCTCCCCCGGCTTCTTCTCGCCGGAGTCTGGCCGCTTCATGCCCAGGACGGTGGCCATCTGATCCAGCGCCTTCAAAGCGCCCTTCGCGTCAAACTGCCATTCCCCGCTGGGTGCCCAGGCATGAGCGTCTGTGTCCCACGCCATCACCGGCTCTTTGTTCATGCACCGGCAGTAAATCTCAAAGCAGGAAAGCTGGATGAACTCCGGCGTGATTCCCTTGGACTCAAAGATCTCCTTGACCTTCCGGTCCCGGTATTCCTTGATCTCGGGCTTTCGCAGCAGCTTCCACGCCTGGCTGGCCGCGCTCTTTTCCTCGTACCCGGCGCGAATCGCCGCCTGTGTCCCGTTGAAGTCCCGCAGATATTCAAACACAAACAGCGTCTGCTTGTCCGTCAGCAGCTTTTCAAGCTTCTCCATGGGCAGCGCCCGCAGCTCGTCGGGCGTCAGCGTCTTTTTCGCCATGTCCGATTCCTCCCCCGGACGCATATCACAAGTTTCTTGTTGATTTCATGGTAACACAAATAGGTGCTCAGTTATCACGAAAATGAAAACCCGGAACCGACTGCCTCACAGTCAATCCCGGGTTTTCGCATTTCGACGGCACTTTGAACAAATTGTGAACACGCGGTTTCTGGCTCCCCTACCAGCTTTCGTAGAACCGTGTCCGTGCATCATAGAGCATACTCTCGCTGACGTGGTACTTCAGGGCTATGCCGGTCACGCTTTCCTGGGTAGTCAGCAGCTCCCGCAGGGCGCAGTGATACACGCCTGCCGCTTGAATGCACAGGCGTTCAAATTTGTTTTTTACCCACAGCGGCTGCTCCCGGAGGTTCAGGCAGGTGTAATAGATCATCCCCTGCTTTGGCTCCGGCAGGTGTACGCCCCGCAGTTTCTTGAAGCTCATGCATGCCGCCTCCCTCCGCCGCGGCGTTCATATTCCGGTACCGGCGGCGTCAGTCTCCGGGCCTCCGGCATCAGGAAGCGGACGTAATGCGTCCCGATGGCCGGTATGTATTCCCCGTCGTCGAGGCAGGTGCAGCGGCTGGGGATCAGGAGCCGCCCATCCGGGCCCAGCTTCAGCGTGGGCATTCCCTTCCGCTTGTGGCGGTTGTAGTCCTGAATGGCCGCCGTCGTCAGCTCCACATCCACACAGTCCGGCTTCAGCAGGTTCCGGCTGGGGTGCCACCGCTTCTCATCCGGCAGACACCGCGCCTGCCGGCACAGGTAGACGGCCAGAGCGGTGTAGTCGTCCTGATGGCGCAGAAGCTGCACGTCCACGGTGCCATAGCCCCACACCTCGCTCAGCGGCTTCCCGCTCAAAAGATACTCCCCGCAGCCTTCCGGCTTTGAGATCAGATCCCCCGATACCACGCAATGGCAGTGCAGGCGGGCGGGCTCCAGCGTTTCGTCGTCCTTTTCGCTGGTCATGCCCGCATAGCGGAAGGTGACGCCCCGCTTTTTGTAGGCGTACTGCATCCGCCGAAGAAGCAGCATCATCTGGTGCTCCGCCGTGTCATGGTCCCCCAGCACCCGGACCAGTCCCGCCGCGTCGAAGTGCAGGGTCAGAAGGCAGTCGCCAGGATGGAAGTTGACATTCAGCAGGCGGGTCAGCCGCCGGATGGCCTGTGACCCGTTGGCGTCTTTTTTCTTTTGAGAACTGCCCCGCCCGGTCTCTTTCTTTTCCGGTCGGTCTGTTGACATGAAGAATTTTGAAAACTCACCTGTATTTTTCGCTCTCCAGATTCTGGCCATCCATTTTCCCCGCATATCTGAATCCGCCTTTCTTGTGTAAAAATATAATCATAGTCACGCGCACCTCCGCGCGACGAACCTTTCCCTTTTTCCCCTGCCCCGCAGTTGCCGAACAGATGTTCAGCCCCTGCTTTTTCCCGTTTTCCATCCTTCGCCCTAGACTTAGCCCCTTAAAAGTCCCGCAAAGAACGCGCGCACGTCCTTTGTGTGTTATTTATATATGTATGGGTCACTCAGACCGGGGCCGGATACACCGGCCTCTGTCTCAATGGCTTTCTGCCGGACGCCCCATTATCAGGGCGCCCGGCGTTTTCTCAATCGCTTTCCAGCACATCCGTCCGCGGTGCATACATTCGGTGTTCCTGTCGCTTCTCAGCCTTGCGTACTTCGCCAAGCACGCGCTCCAGAGCCTTTATAACCTGCTTGTTTGCCTCGGACCATGCAACAATTGGAGCGGTCGCCTCCTGCGTCTCTTTTGCAACTCTGCGCCGCTGCCTTACGTCCACGAGCTTCCGGGCCAGCTTGGCCTGCTCGTTGTAGGTGTGCTTGTCCAATTCAAGACTATGTAGGATGTCCTGCGTCTCGTCATTGGCCTGCTGCTCATCCTCCTGGGCCATGCGGTATCGTTCGTCCGATTCCCGCAGGAAGGTGAGAAAATCCGACAGACCAGCGCTATGTGCATTGCTCTCCATGTCAGTCTTCCTTCCACTCAGACAGGGATTTATAAGATGCAATCATGCCCGGCAAGTCGCCTTCCAGCATTGCCTTGTGCGCCGCATTAATGTCAGCCTGCATCAGCGCCGCGGCAAACTGTCCGTTCGGTACCGTCTTATACAAGGCAATGATCCCCTGTACGCGGGTGATCTGCTCCGGGAGTGCTTCTGCCAGTGTTTTTTCGTCATGTCCTTCCATTGGGGACCTCCTTTTCTTTCAGCGGGCACCATTTTGGAATTATTTTCTGCGTGTGAAACTTTCCGTAGAAAAGTCCATGTTGACATGTAATCTCCGGATGCTTGCAAATGTTTCCAGCCATTTTCCCCTGCTCGGTCCACACCCCACCGTGCTCGCACTTCATGCAGGGATGCTGTTCGGCTCGCGGATTAAAATCCATCCTGTCCGCCCTTCCTGACCTGCTCGTCCTCCAATGATGTGAGCAATAATGGCACGTCCGGCAGTCGAAGCACAACGCCCTGCGCCTGTGCGGTCGCCAGCAGCGCCTTTACGGCGGTCTCGTACTTGGTTTGCAGCTCTGCGACGCGGTGTTGATACATCGTCTCCTGCTGGTTGTATAGGTACTGGTTGGATTTAAGCCCGAACATAAAATCGTCATAGGCGGTGAGCATGGCTCGACTTTCGGCAATCAACTGCTTTTCGTCGTCCAGCCGCAGCCCCTTCAGCTTTGTGTATACAGCTGAGCAAAGTTTCCCATATGGATTCATCACGATATGCCAGCCGATTGATTTCAGGGCCGTCTTAAGTGCTTCGGAGTTTGAATAAAAGTCATTTCGATCCAGATCCCCGAGTTCGCATTCAAACGCCTCGGCGGCATCCTTGTACTGGCCGCCCATGCCGCCCAAAACGTTGTCAATGAACAGCTTTTTGAATCCTATCCGCTTCGCAAGGTCGTCGTTGCACAGGATTTGATACATCCAATCGTTGGCGTCCTCGTCGTCGAGCTGCCAGGCGGCCACGTCCATGAGCCACATCTTATCGCCGCAGTCGGTCACTGCCTCCCAACGTTCAACGAGCTTGTTGCCATTGTCCGTGTAGTAGTAGTCCTGATTATCCCAGCTCACGTCCGCAAACATTTCGGAAAGAATTCCGATTTCTTCTCCGGACGCCATCGCCTGAATCGCATCGTAGATATCCGTCACCGAGTAGTACTTCGGCGTACCGCTGTCAAAGGGGTCTCCATCAGTCATACTCACTCTGCCTCTCCCGCTCCGGCCTCCGGCCCCAGTGGCCATACCGCTTCATGATCTCAATGACCTCTGGTGCATAGGGCTCGTCTGTGTTGATAACGATGTACTCAGGATACGGCTTTTTTCCATCAGCTTTTCGGCCGGCCGCGATATCTTCAAAGTCGTTTTGCAGCAGGGCAGCTTTTATTCCGGAATTTACATATTTCACGTAATCCGCAATCTTAAAAACGATGAATTTCCTATACCCTCTGCCTTGCAATGTTTCAGGCATCGTTTTCTCCTTTCCCGGCCTCCTGATGGCCGCGGTAATGATACCCTCTCGGAGTACCAGACGCGCTTGTTACGCAGTCTATGCAATCACCGTCGCAGACGAGGGAGCATTTAACTTCAGGCGACGATGATACAAGGCGCGAAATATCCTCCACCGCCGCCTGCTCCCTGCGCTGTGAGGCGGCAAGCCGGCCCTCCAGCTCCGCAATACGGGCCTGTTGCTGTTCGTGCAGGTCTGCGGAAGCTCGGAGTATCGCACACCCATGCGTCCCGCAGTTATGCTCCCGTCCGCATCCCAAGCAGGCCAGACTTCCGGTCTCCACCGACAGCTGCCGCAGCTCCCTTACAACCTCGTCAGTGCCGTCAGCTTCTTTCGCTTCGTCCACCGGTTCGTAGGTCTTGCAAAAGATATCCGGCTTACATGGGTAAAACTCGCCATTCACTCCTTTGATAACGAAATCTCTGAAGGAAACCTTCATATCTCCTTCAAGCGTTGAAATAACAACCTCTATAACAGGCGGTGCAATTCCAACTTTCCACGCAGAATCATCCAAAAGCTTCACTTTTGCCGTCTGGCAAAACTCCTGAATCTCAATCAGATTTCCGGTCCACTGAACAGCCTCAATCACAACCGGCTTTTTACGATATTTCATTCTCCGTCTTCTCCTTCCTCTTCGTCTTCCTCGTCTTCCTCCAGCGCGTCCTTGATCTGGCCGATGTTTGCCATCACCGTGTCCCACATGGCATCCGCCTGAATGCCACTGGCAATGACGCCCTTGTCCCGCACGTCGCACTGGAAGTATCCCGTAAATAAATCTCCGTCCGGCAGGATGGCGCATACCGCAATATGTTCCGCCTTCTCCTCAAACAGCGTCCGCACGCAGTCCTCCAGCCACCCCGCGCATTTTTTATCATCAAAGTTCTCCATGGGCCCCTCCCAAAATCCGGATCTGGCACGGCACAACGCCGTCGGGGAAATAGATCTCCACGGTGACGCCCTTCCCTTCTTTCCGCGTCTCGGACGTTTTGCACGCAGAACCCTGATGCACTACCATAGCTTCCGGCGCGTTCATCGGCTTTTGAGTTTTGCCCCGCGCATCCTTTTCCCGCAATACCGGTTCCTCTAGCGGCTCCTGATTTTTGGGAAGTCCATTTCGATCTCTCCATCTCTCCACTGACGCGATGCTGGAACCAAAAGCCTCCGCAATCTCTTTGTCCGTCCTGCCGGCCTGATGCAGTTCATAGGCTTTCTCGTTGTCGATCTTTCGGTTTGGCACTCTCCGCTTCGGCTCCGGCTCCAACAGTCCGTGCTTTTGCAAAATCTGGTCAATTTCCTGCCTGCTGCATACGTTGAGATCCGCCAGAACTCCCCGCTGCTTCCGCTTGTCCTGTGCATTTGTATAGCTGTTGCAGATCTCCGTTTCATCCATGGTCATGTCAGTTCACATCCTTTTTAGTAATAAAAATTAGAACGGGTTTCCCCATTTTTTCAGCAGGTACTTCTTCCCTGCCGCGTCCGCGTTTTGGTAGTCCTCATACATATCTTCCGACCACTCGGCCTTTTCCGCCGGCGTCAGCTTCACCACCCGGCTTTGCTGATCCCGACAGAAGTAGGTGATGGCCTCCGCCATCACATAGTCATCGTGCTCCCCTGCCTCCGCCTCCGGCCGGCGCTTTTCGTTATAGACAAAATGCGTCATTTCCCGTAAAGCGTCCGCACTTTTCACCCATTCTGGGTGCTCCTCTATGATGGCCTGCAAATTATCCAGAATTGGCCCTCTCGTCTGCTGCGTAGTAGCAAAGCCGTACTTCTTGCTCAGCTTGTGGGTGTAGCTGTCTATGCTCCGCTCCCGGATATAGAGCTTCGGATAATGCCAAAGCTCCAGCGTCATGGATACATAGCTGTTGTAGTTGGTCTCCACGGCAATCAGAGCTGTGTTGTAGTAGTGGCCCAGACACCAGATCTGCCGGGTGAATAGGATTGAGTTGTAGGTGAACCGCAGCTCCGCCACCTGCTCCCCCGTGGTGTTGTCGATCACCCATGCAATGAAGCGGTCGCTTCCGTCCCCGGCGGTGTCGCAGCCCATGACATAGGGCACGCCCTCTTTGGGAAGTTCCCAAAGGCGGATATAGCCGCCCCGTTTATTGGTGTACCACTTAAAGTCCCCCGGCTTTCCGTTTTCCTCTTCCGGTTCCTTATATGTAAAGCGTCCAATCTTCACAGGATCGGGCGCACCTTCCAGTCGCAGAATCAGCTTCTGATTGTCAAAGAACGGCGTACCGGAGAACAGGAACGCTTCCTCCGCGCAGCTTGGATACTCCTGCCGGAACAACTCCACATTGCCGCCGCAATTGGTCTTGATGCACCACCGCCGCCACATCAGCTGTTCTTCGTCCAGATGGTAGGTCGCCGCCAGTTCCTTTTCCTCTTCGGTCCACGTGGTTCCCGGTACCACCGGCTTGCGGGACTCCGGCTCCTCGAA